GTTTAAGAGTTAGTACCTTCTGTTACAGTTACAGTTGCATTTGTCATACCTGCGTATGGGTCAGCTGATGTAGGTGAAGCTACAAAATTAGCTGGTTTTCTTTCCATACCAGTTAATGTTAATGTATATCCACTTAAGTCTCCCATTGCAGCACCAGTTACAATTGTACCTCCTGATACATCTGCACCGTGTTCAAGTCCTACCATCATAAAGTTACCATTATAATCTTCAACAACAACGTGAGGTCTTCCATAAGCTAATAACTTTAATTCTTTGTTATCTTCTTTAGATAATTTCTTAAGAGTTAAGTTAAGTGTTTGCTCATAGAATACAGTTCCGTTTTCTCTTGAAGCGTTTACTGTTTGCTCTAATGATGAATTTCCTTTCACTTCGTACTTAAAACAAGTTAAAGCACCAGAATCACCAGTTATATTGGTAATTTCATCGTCTGTTAATGTCACAGTACCTAAATCTCCGAAGTCAACAAAATAAATATTTTTTATTCCACCAACGACATCTTTACAAGGTTCTTTTCTACCTAATGTTAAATCACAAGCCATAATTTTTATATTTTATAAAAAAAGGCAGGTAGTAAAACTCCACCTACCTTTTTTATGTTAAACAATTTGTTTTATTATGCAGTAGCGTATAATACTACGTCACCACCAATTCCGTGCTGAATACCAGCAGTAAATCTCATTACGACTCTTACGTTTTGAGAACCATCAAGGTCAGCCATATCAATTACTTTTACTTCGTTTTGGTCAGATAATAAACCAGTTCCAAAGAATAAGTTTGATTTTTCAGCTGCTACAGCGTCATTGTCAGATAATCCAGGAGCGTGAACTACTTGGATACCATCAAATGATAAACCGCTACCCATATTGTACCATTGTGTACCTTGGTCGTTAGTACCTGCTGCTCCTAATCCTGAAGCACCAAATCCACCTAAAGCTCTAATGTAGTTTCTATACATATTTCCTGGTAAGTAGATAGTCATATCTTCTGCACCATATACAGCAGATGGAATTGCGTCAGCAATTTTACCAAGCTCTGTAATAATGTTAGCTGCAGTAGAAGCTGTACCTGTTACATCATTTACATCTGAATCAGCACCTAAAGTAGTGATGAATCCATCAAACTGACCTGCAGTTGCGTTAGTACCTGTCCAAATGTTAGTCTCGATTCTTTGAGCTACTTTATCTGCTACGTGAGCAATTAAGAAGTCTGCAAAGTTAGATGGTAAGTTGTCAAATGCAGAATATCCCATTTGAGCTGCTTCCCAGTCACTTCTAAAATCTTTCTTACATAACTCTAAGTTCACTTGGAACTCTTCTGGAGTTAAGATTCTTTCAGTAAGAGTAAGTGTTGATGTATCAGAGAAGTCACAAGTTGCGTCTTTTACGATGTCATCAGTTGCCACTTTTTTCATTACTTGCTTATATTTAACGTTAGGTACTGTTGTAATATTCCCTTCCGCTAAAGTTTTACCTGATAATAAAGCAGCAGAAATATACTTCCCTGCAAATTCACCAGCGTAAGTAGTAGTTATTGAAGTTGTTGTTGCCATTATTTAAAAATTAATTAATTATTATTTACTTATTGCGTTTAATACTCTATTGTAAGTAGTGTTTACTCTTGCATTAGGAGCGAACCTAACACCAATTTTATCACTTACTTCGTTTTCTGGTGAATGATTAATTGCTTCAGCAGGTTCGTCAGCAGATAGTTCTTGTGGAACTTCTTCTTTAGCTTCTTCTTTAGCTTCAATCATTCCTCTTAGTTTCTCTACCATAGACTTAAGTTCAGCGACTTCATCTTTAGTAGCATACTCTACAGATTCTGCTTCTTCTGGCATATGCTCATCATAAACATCTTCTTGTAGTTCTTCAGCACCTTCTTCTGCAGAATATGTAATTTTTTCTACGTTTGCAGCAGGAGCTTCCTCTTTAATCTCCTCTTTAGCTTCTTTTTTAGCTTTAGGAGCTTCTTCTTTTAACTCAACTTCAGGAGTAGTTTCCTCTTCCTTTTCAGATGAAGATAAAAGAACATCTTTGATTTTAGTTACAATTTCACTTGCTTTCATAAGATTCTTATTTATAGTTATTACCGATTAAATTTATTCTGTTGTATTTTTATGCTTTAGCCTGAATAATAAACCATTCAGTTCCATTGCTCCAAACAGTAATACCTTCGTATGCTTTATTTATTCTATAAGCATCTGTTGCACCATCTAAATTCTGTCCAGAAGCTGGTGTTAAATCTGCGTGTGTTGAAGTAGTAAATGTAGAATCAGATATAATTCTAATCACTCTGTTTGTGCTATTAGTTGCAGTTGCATCTGGCAAAGTAAGTTCTATAGTGCCTGTTGCACCAGACCAAGAAAGCACAATAAGCTCTGCATCATCATAAGTAGAACTACCTAAATCTACAGTTCCACCAGCTACACTTACTGTTAGTGTTGTAGGTACTAAATAGTTTACTATATCTTTTATAGTAGAATATTTTGTTTCACTGCTTTGAACAACTGGTATTAATTCACTTCCTTGTAATGCAGTTGCTGCGTTTAATGCTGAAATCTTTTTATTTGCCATTATAATATTATTTTACTGTTATCTTCTTGTAACAAGAAACTTCTGTTTTCTTGTAATAAATAAAATCTTCCTCCTAATCTTCCTACTCCTTGTGCTTCAAGTGTACCATCACAACACTTAGTTGAATATGTTCTTCCATCTGGACACAGACAACCTCTTTGTCCTGATTTAGGAGATGAGTAACTTAATGTTGCGTTTTTTCTTCTTCTCATCTTTTTATTGGAACACAATTAGGTACTTTTCTACCATCTTTATCTTTCATACCTATCTGCTCATATCCATCTTGGCAAGGAGCTTTTAGATTGTGTTCCTCACAAGGCATATACCAAGTGTCACCTTCGTACTCGTGTGTATGATACCCTGAACAGCCAATATCTTCAGCAGCTTTTTCTGCTTCTTCTATAGTTGTATAAGCAGCTCTACCATCAATAATAGTTGATGCTGCTTCTATTGCATCAAGTCCTTTAAGTTTAGATGTAACCCAAGTTAACATTGATTTACCACCCCATAATAAATATGAGATAGTTCCACAAGCTTCATTATTTCCTTCTTGATAATAAGCAGAAGCTCTTGATAAACATGAGTATATGCGTTTAAGATTGGGTAAAGTAAATTTTTCTTCGCTTTCAAGTTGTCTTGTTCTAACTTTACCAACTTGTGTTGCACATTTGTTATTTACAGCTTCGTTATATTTAATTCCTCTTTTAGCATTGTTTCTTGCAGACTGTGGATAACCTCCATAAGATTCAAGTTCTACCTCTTCAGATAAACTTGCTAATACTTCTGCTAATTCAAACTCTGCGTTTAGTTCACTTAAACATTCATTACAAAGATTTTCTTCTATACTTTCTTTTGGTCTTTCCAGTCCATCTGCAAAGTAACCTTCTATAGAAAATCCTTTTACTTCTCCTTCTTTAACTGCTTTCCATACATCATCATTTAATACTTTCATTGATACCATCCAAGTTCCTTTTGGCAGGTCAAATCCATAAGCAGCAGCTTTATCTTTTTTTGGGTCTTCTATAAGCCAAGATTCTACAACAGACATATCTGATAATTCAAATGAATGTTCAAATGTAGAATTTTGGTGTTTGCTTTTTATAAAGAATAATTCAGATGCTTTCTTAACTGTCTCTTCAGAAAAGTATATGTAATAATCATTGTCATCATCATCAGCACCTTTTCTAAATATCTTCTTGTTAGGAATAAGTGCAGGACCCATTAATATTCTTTGTTCTGCATCTACTTCAGCAAGTTTAATATCTTTATGTTCTTTTAGTGCAATAAAGTCTTCTTCTATTGCAGGATTTTCAACAACAGAGATAGCTTCGATGCCACTGATTTCGTTTTCTTCGTCTATAATAAGTTCTATTATTTTCTCCATATTTTAATAACCTAAGTAGTTTCATATTGTTTTGTTTTTTCAATAATATAACTACTTTTATATGGGCTGTTTTACCCTATAGAAGCTCCTTCAATCGTACTACGTTCAAGTTCCTGTGCAGTAGTTACATCAGACGCTACAACAAATGCTTTTATAGGTTGTTGCTCGGCTTGTGATATTGTTTGAGCAAGTTGACTTGTCTGTGTTGCACCTACTACATTAAATGCAGGAGCTTGTATTGGTGTTGATGGTAACGCTGATGCAGCACCACCACCTGATGATCCGCTTGAAGGATTCTTTATTTCTTGTATTGCTTGTGAAGCTTGTGCTATTGTAGAGGCTATTGATATTCCAGCAGACGCTGTGTTTATTCCAACAAATGGTTGACCTCCTGTTACAGGAAACGCAGCTACAGCTTTAGCATTAGCTATTGCAGTGTTTGATATTATTTGTGCTATAGCTCCTGCTTTCTCTATAATAACTCCTGCTACAGCTAAATTTTTATTTTCTCCTGCAACATCTTGTAATAATTTACCTACAGAAGAAACAGCTCTACCTATTTCTCTTATGCTTCT